GTTATAAATGAGTCCCCCATTCGCCATATTATAGGAAATTGTTTCTTTGCTTATTTGCTCTTTCTAGTGCCACTACTAGATCCTGACCTTGTACTCTAAACTCTCCAGCTACATTGACATTAGATCCAGAGTTACCCATTAGATTTTTAAGGCGATCCAGAGGAGCTACTACTTCTGGATTAGATTTTGCTCCAGCATACTCACCCATAAGTCCCAGAGTAGGGCCAGAGATGATCCCTCCATTAGCAAAAGCCTTAACACTTTCAGATGCTTTTTGCATCCTGTTTTTAAAGTATGTTCCTAGACCTACTAAAGCTACACCAGCAGCAATAGCCACAGCTGGATTTAAACTCTCTAGAGCTTTCTTAATACCAGCAATAGCAGTACCAATTTTGATAGCAGCCTTACCTACATCGATCAGTAACTGTGAGAAAGCGCCTCCTAGCACTTCACCCATATTACCAGCTAGACCTCCTATTCCAGACATCGCATTACCTAGAGCCTCTCCTAAACCAGTCAGAGCTCCAGCAGCTGCCTCTGATAATATAGAGCTAAGCTGATCAAATTCCTCTTTAGCCTCCTCTGTAGTCTCCTTTAACTCTCTAAAGGTATTAGATGTGTTTCTTACATGATTGGCAAATGATTTCTGTGATGCCTCTCCAGTAGCTAGTGCATAGGTCAGTTTACTGTCTGATGCTAACATCTCATCTATAGCAGCAGCCTGAGCATTTGCAGCAGCCAGCATAGGACTAGTGTCCTCATCTTTGATCTGTGGCATCGTGACCTTATCACCACGCCCAAAAGGCAAACCACCTACACCAATTTCTACTGGCTTACCAAAAGCCTCGTCAGCAGCAGCTCTAGCCTCTTTAGATTGCTTAGCTAGTCTCGCCATAGGTTTAACTGCGCTATTTAAAGACAGAGCAAAAACACCAAAGGGATCAGCTACATTACCATAATTTTCCAGCACCTTAAACATCCTCTCAAAAAAGTTGAGATTAGGCGCTATGGCTTTAGTGATCATATCCAGCGCATTGACAGCCAGCATGATCCCCTGTACTACTATATTACTACCTATTAGTCTAAGACCTTTAGATAAAATCTTAGCGCCACCAGCAGCTATAGATGCTATTTTAGCTAGTCCAGCTATTCCTGTAAGTACCAGAGGTACGATACCAGCCACTAGAGTAAGAGTAGAGTAGAATTTTCTAGTCTCTGGATTCATTTCCTTAAATCCCTCTGTGATCTTCTGGATATTCTCAGTAAGTTTTTCAGTATTATTAATCAGATCATAGTCCTCTACCAGAGCTTTACCTAACTCAGCAAATGCGATATTTACATTATCCTGTAGTGTACTGGCTAGACCAGATAGTGTCTTTGAGAGCTTTTGCATACCACCCTCAAATTTTCCACCATCAGATGTCGCATCTTTAAATGCTTTAAGAAGTACATCAAAAGTGACTTTACCTTGAGAGACCATCTCTTTGATCTCGTTTTTAGCCACGCCCATAGACTCAGCTAATAGATCAATGATAGGTACTCCATTATTTACTAACTGGAGCAGATCCTGTCCCATTAATCTACCAGCAGCAGCAGCCTGACCAAATGCTACAGTGATCCCTTGCATATCTCCACCAGAGATAGCAGCGATATCACCAATAGCTTTAAGAGAGTCAAAAGCTGTCTCAGAGCTTACTCCAAATCCTAATAAAGTATTATTAGCTTTTACCAGCTCATCTAACTGGAAAGGAGTAGCAGCAGAAAACTTAACAAGTCGCTCAAAGGATTTAGCTCCTTTAGCAGCAGATCCCTCAAGTACATTGAGCTGCATCTGTAACTTTTCAAACTGAGCAGCAGTCTTAAGAGCTTTAGCACCAGCTAGACCTATAGGTACAGATATTGATGCTGTTAGTCCAGCTCCAATTTTTCCTAGATTATTACCAAATGAGTCAAGCCTTTTCTCAGCTCTAGACATCGCTCGCTCAAACTTCTTAAGTTCAGCAGATATGATGACTCTTAGATTAGTGTCAGCCATGTATTGAGATTTACTACAAAGGTAACCATTTAGGACTTTTTGAATTTGGCACTATTCGCCTTATCCAGAAAGGCCTCATATTGCTCTCTAGTCGATTTAGGCACATCTTTGCGCTTCTTATGTATTTTGTCTTGTGGTAGAGAAAAAAGCTCGTGAGGCTTAATTAAATGCTGCTTCTTAGAAGTATTGACATTATACAGCATTGTGGAAACAAATCGAGTCTGCTCCCATTGCATATTGAGGCGTATGGCATGAGCCTCCCCCAGCCTCTGATTTTCACTCCATGTGTATCTCCAGAATTTATCTGGATCGATGCCTATCTGACCTATGTAATAGTCTAGTAGATCATCCCATGTGAGAGGCTTTTCTACTTTCCCTCAGTCTCAGGATTTCGTTCGATGCCCATGTTTAGATCATTGCCTAGTATACGAGACTCGCCCATAGCCATGATGATCTTATTTAGTCCATCTGCATCCAGATCCTCTAGCCATGATCCTACCTTGAATTTATTGTATTCGATCTCATTGCCCTCCTCTTGATCATAGGCGAGCAGACCACAATAGACGATAGATCTGACTGCATTTAAAGACACGCCATCCTGAAAGAGTGATCCTAACTCATCCAGTCTGATGTTTAGATCCTCAGTTAAGGCTGCCCAGAAGTTCATAGAAAAATGTAGAGTGCGCTGTTTCCCTCCCAGCTTCACTGAAATGTACCCTCTTTTCTTGTTTGCCATTATGTATAAAAATAGACACACCTCACCCAGTAAGCCAGATGAGGTATGATGTTATTTCTTATGCGTTAGTCGATGCTACGATAGGGCCAGTCAATGTGATAGTCCCTGAGTAAGTAGCAGCAGCCTCCATATCTCCAGATACAGACAGTTCGCTGATAAATCCATCAGCAGTGTAGATCTGATCTCCAGATACAGCTGTACCAAATACAGCCTCAATAGAAGTGCGCCCTAATAAAGCAGTCGCTAGATCATCCACATTGTCATTAGTATCAGTGTAGTCTACTAGACCATCAAAAGAGATAGATCCAGAGATAACTCCAGCGATCACCTCTTGGAAACCTGATGAGTCTTTAGAGGTAGCCTCTGGCATGTCTACAGATAAAGAGATCTCACATGATGTAGTGTGACCTACAGCTGTGCCATCGATTTTGACTAAAAGATTAGTACCATTAAATACGCTAGATGCCATGTTATTATGTTTTTACTTTACAAATATACTACTATAAAATTTAGTCTTTGATCGAGTCTATATACTCCTGTATATCCTCTCTCCTGACTCTTAATTTAAATGAAATGTCAGCCTCCCAGTACTTGATCATTTCGCCATCTTTAAATACCCAGATAGCTGGTACAGCTTTGATCCTTTCTCTCAGAGCTTCTGGCTGCTCGTTTAAATAAGCAAACTGCACTCTAGCTCCTTTAAGTCCATTTAGATCTATTGAGTTTCTCATATTCCACTCTGCATTTACTTGGATCACAGCGATGCCTTGACCATAGATTTTAATCATTGACAGTAACCAAAATAGAAAAACTAGAGCTCTCATTCTTTTACACTGATTTTAAATAAACGCTCCTCGATCTTATCCAGCTTAGATCCTATCTCATCTACCTTTTTCTGAGTATTCATTATAGTCTCTCTGACTAGCTCATCCTTTAGGTCATACTCAGTACGAGAGATCTCTGGTTTAGGTAGCTCTTTAGCTAGCTCAATATCAGCCTGTAAAGTAGTGTACATTAATATTAAAGAGGCCACTCCACCTATTACTATGGCGATAGTTTTAAGATCTAGAGTCAGCTGTGTGTTTTCGTTTATTTCGTGTGCCATCGATAGCGTATTGTATTATAGATACAAAGATACTAAATCGTGATTTTTACTATTCGCCTCAGCCTCAGCAGTCAATAAAAAAAAAGGCATCCATTAGGACACCTTTAAAAGTTTTCTAATAGAAAACCTATAGCTATTTCAGGATCATCTTAAACCATGCGTATCTCTTTCTGGTACTCAAGTAGTTTAGATCGCCATCATTGCCATAAGCCTCTCTCTCAAACGAGATATTTTCATACGCTTTGAGACCATAAAAAAACAGTTTAACAAACCACTCTAGCAGATATAAAACATAGAAAGGGATCACTAGGAGCTCCAGAGCTTGCTGGAAATGAATTGACTCATGATTGATGACCTTTCTGTTTCTAGTTCGCCAGAAGTCCTCTGAGCTGTCTCTATACTTCTCTCTGAGTATGATATATGGAAAGAGTGCGATCCCTCCTATCTTCATAAACCATGAAAGACCATCTAAGATCTTATCTGAGTATATTACAATAGGTCTAAGATCTCTGAGCTTCATTAGGCCTCCTCTACTTCTACCTCTGGAGCTTCGTCTACTTCGTATGATCCATCAGCTAAATTGATATTGATAGGCCCATACTTCTCTTTAAGCTCATCAAATAATTTCTGGCGCTCTAACTTTAAGGCTTTTAGAGCATCCATAATATCTGACTCTGCTAGTTTTACATTGGCCAGCTCATTGATTAGTGCTGATCCTCTTTGCTCTTGAATTTTGAGCGCTTCTAATTCGCTCTCTTGTAGTTTCCCTTGTGACATTATATATAGATTAAAATTAAACTGTTTCCTCAGAGGCTGGCGCTTCTGGCTCTGGATCTTTTTGTAGTCTTAGATTTACTTTACTAGGAGATACTTTTTCCTGTAACATTTGATCTAGAGTTTCCTGTAATTTTTCAGTATTTACTACTGACTCGATCCACGAGATCACATCTGGCTCTCTTAAGTTTTCAAAATCTACAAAAGCATCAGCCTGTGGAGCTTCTAAAGATTGTACATTATTGATATACACAAATGTCTGATCTTCATTTTCAGCTATATAGCTATAGTGTACATTATAGATAACATTAGAAAGTCCATCTACATTAGTGTAGCAGTCCACTGAATTGATTTTAAAAGTGTAAGTGTTCGCCATTTGTTTATTTTTTACAAAGTTAAGATTTTTAAATGATTGCTGTTACTTGTACTTTAATTTCAAAATATGAATTTCCCCATGATGACTCAGCATCTGACCATGCAGAATAAATAAACTCCCACTCATCAGTGTTACCTCCACCAATAGGCACAGTAGCAGATGGCTTCCACCATGAATACCCAGTAGCTGAGTTTGAGGCTTCAAAGTACCAGTAGTCACAGGGATCAGCAGCATATTGAGCGCTATCTTCATAGCTTGAGGTAAAGCTATTCCAGACCAAACCATCATCTGGGCCTGTATTTGCTGATGGAGTAGATCCACCAGTTTCTCTATTCCATTGATTAGCTGTAGATCCTGTAGTCACATTAGACCATGAGCTCTCACTGGTAGGAGTTCCAGAGCTAGTGCTATGATATTTTAGAGGCGTATGTACTTCTGGATGATAGTGTACAGTACTAGATCCTACTGTGCGCCTTAAAGAGTTAATACAAAAGTCTCTCCTGTAGTCTGTGCCATCTGCATAGAAAACAATAACAGGCCTGTATAAAACACTCTGACCAGCGTTTACTTTAAATTTTAAAATTCGCCATTTTCTATTTGCTTTAGCTAAAGGATCTGGATTCCATACTGTATTGGATGGATCTGTAAATCCTCTACTGACTCTGCCCTGAGCCAAATCCTGAGAGATATAAGTTTTAGCATAATTAGTAAAACTATAGTAGGTGACATTAGTACTAGTATTGAATGTAACTACATTGTCATGATCATAAAGTCTAAACTCGCTCATGGAGTGAGGACTAAATCCATCTGGATGACTAAATAGCTGTCTGTGATTTATAGGCGCATCTGTAAAGTCTCCAGCTGAGGTACACATATCGCCTAGAGATATATCATCAGCTTGAAATTGAAAAAAAGTAGATTGAGGTATAGTGCTATTATAGTCATCCACCTTTAACTCTTTAGCTATACCATAAAGACTAACGCTGTTAAAATTAGTATCAGGTACTGCCATTGATCATCGCTTTTAGTTCGTCAATTTGTTTCTGCTGTTCTTTGATTGCCTCGATTAGTACACCTACCATCTTGCCATAATCTACAGCTCTAGTATCGTCATCTTCTGAATACTGAGACACTACTTCTGGTAGTACTTTTTCTACCTCCTGAGCTATGACTCCTACTTTTCTGCGTTTGTCCTCTAGATCAGTTCTATTGTAGTATACGCCTCGCATTGATAACACCTTATCTAAAGCTCCATCAATAGTCTGTACATTCTCTTTAAGGCGCTCATCAGAATAAGCGATCACATCACCAGTCATAGTAAGTGTACCAGACTGATTAATAGTTAAAAATGCTCCAGTGCCTATACTGTTAAGAGTAGGCATTGAAGTAGTGCTACCATGAATCTTAAAGAAGTTATCTGCATCGTCAGCTCCTACTGCCCAGTAGTTGTCATCATTATAGTCAGACATTTCTATCTGAGGCGATCCAGCATTTGCGATGTTTAGTTTTATATGAGCTGTGTTAGCTGTTTGTGTAGATATTGTCAAACTACCATTAAACACTGCTTGCTGACTTCCAATACATTGTAGCCTAACTTGATTAGCTATATTTGAATCTTGATGTAAAAATATACTATCTCGTATTCTTAAAAATCCATTAAATTGAGCTATAGCAGATGATGCGCTATCTAAATAATTATCTACTAATAACTTAGCAGATGTACTGCCAGCACTTGTGGTACCAATTAGTAAAGCTCCATTTCTTTTAAGTCTCATCCTTTCGTCAGACGATCCTACATTTGTGCTATTAGCTACATTACTAATATTAAAAGTTAAGTCACCTAAAGCGTTACCAGTTCCATCTCCAGTAAGCCATATTGATGCCTTATGATAGTTATCAGTTGTTACTGTGTTGTCTGCAATACTAAACCTTAGACCAGCATTTCCAGAGTTTCCTGATGTAGATCTTAAAGTTAATTGAGAGCCATTATAATTATCTTTAAACTCTACGAGCTTAAAAGGATCTGTAGTGCCTATTCCTAGTCTAACATCATAAGTAGCACCAGCTGATGTCTGGCGCATTTTTAGTACAGCCTTGTCCTCATAATCATCCCATCTAGCTCCAAAGTATAGATCACCTCCATAGACATCACCAGTAGATTTAATATATGATCCCTCAGTATTGTTATTATCAAAGAAGTTAATATAAGAGGATGAGTTATTAGTCGATGTAAGTGTGATAGCTCTACCACTGTAAGTATAGTCACCTATTTGGAGATCATATTGTGGATTAGTAGACAGTATACCTACTTGACCAGCCTCATCAATATAAAGACCATTACCATTAGATCCTTTAAGATATAGCTCTCTAGCTCTGATATACATATCTCTATATCTAGCAGTACCACCATGACCACCATAACAGTCAATATATGAGCTATCTCCATTATATTCTAAATACAGTCTACCTCCAGCTACATTATCGCCTCCTATTCTAAGATAACTATCTACATCACTATCGCCTAGACCTATTTGTACACCTGACTCTGCATATAGATTTATCTTAGCGCTAGCATCACCATTAGTGCTAGTAGCATATACACCAGCTCTAGTAACTCCTGAGTCATTTCTAAACTCTACAGCGCCAAAATTGTTACCAGTATTTGCAGCATTTTCTCTAACCATTATGATCTTAGCGTTACCAGATCCATTAGTTAGTTTAATCTCGCCATCTCTAAAGTATGCATCACCTTGTATGCTGTGTCTTGAATTGCTTTCAAAATTAGCTACACTAGACACCTCTGTATTTATTAACTCAGTGAAAGTGCCTGACAGTGTGCTATTAATTCTACCAGTAAAATAAGCTCCAGAGCTTTCGTAATATCCATCTGGATTACTTATTTCTAAAGCTACCCATGAGTTACCACCATAAGTCAATGTCACTAACCTATACTCTGGCTCACTAGATCCAGCCACTCCATGAGCATAAAGACCTCCTACTGGGCTTAAACTAGATCCAGCAGATACTATAATATCTACTCTACAGGCGTGTCTAAGACCAGAAGTTCTATCCATTGTGATAGTACCATTGACATCATTACCTCCAGCATTAGCACATAATAAAATATATCTAAGAGGCTCGCCACTTCGATCAGCTATACCAAATCTATAGTTTATTAAATGTTCATAAGGCATCACAATATGACCACCAAATCGAACAGTTCCAGCTGTGTCTAGGTTATATTGTGGATTAGTAACATCAATACCTAGTCCAGTGTCATTAGTAACTAGCTGAGTGTTTCCATTTAATTGGAGACCACCCTGTGAAAACCCACCTCGCCATGTTAGCGTGACAGGTAGTCTAGTTGTTTGAGCATCTGTGGCCCATGCGCCCTCTAGTAAAAAACCATATCCAGTCTCGTTATAAATAACTGCCTGATTGTATGTCCCACTTCCTATGTTTTGAAAAGATATGGCTGGAGATGACATTAGTCTTAGCTGACCATTCATTGTCACCTGAGACGATCCATTTTCGCCATCAAATACAAATCCATCACTGTACCCAATTCTACCAGCTTTAGATGTGTCTCCATCATCATGTATAAAGATCTGCTCTCTTATTCTTACAAATCCATCTATCTGAGCTGCTGCACTAGATCCAGTAGATAAAAATCCATTGACGATAAGTTTAGCATCACCTGTAACTGTTGTAGTATTTATTAAGACAGCGCCATCTGGTCTCAGACCTAAATTTCCAGAATTAGTACCTATGTATAAACTATCAGTCGAGTGTATTTCATTAGTATCAAAACCTAAAGTTTGAGTACCATTAGTCAGTACTAGATACCCATTAGTAGGAGTAGTACCTCCTATAGTTGGATCTCCAGAAGTTTGGATAGTTAGTCTACCAGTAGTAGTATCGCTTTCGTCTGATCGTAAGAATTGACTAGAATTAATACTATCTAAAAGTGTAGCATTAACTCCAGATAGTCCTGATCCATTACCAGTAAAAGTACCATCAGCAGCAATAGACCAGTTATTAGAGTCCAGTACAATATCACCACCATATTTAAAGGTAGCTAAAGTGCTTCCATCTTTAGATGTTCTAATAAACAAAGCATTATTATCTCCAGAAAGTCCCTCGCCATCATATTCTAAATACATAGAATCAGTAGTAGGAGTACCCTCTCCAAAAGTTATAGCAGCTGTGTTAGCTGATGTACCATGAGATCCAGTACCTATCCTAATACCATTCTCAAAAGTTATAATTCCAGTAGTAGAATCGTCAGCATTTGATCTAATATATTTAGAGTCAGTATAATCTGTATGATTTCCAGAGTGTAATACAGTATATCCATCACTAGCTGATCCAGATGTCCTATTAGGCGCAAAATATAATACACCACCAGAGGCTCTAAGAGTATCAAATGTAGTAGCAGATCTATAGAAGTTAATTCCCTCTCCACTGTTCTCTGCATTGTCTAAAAAGTATAATCCATTTAGACCTACTATATCGCTATTATTTAGATTTAAAGCATACTCACTATTAGCCTCAAAATATCTATTAGTCTGCATATTAATGAAACCAACGATATCTATCTCTGTATTATCTATAGTTATGACATCAGCATTACGAGCTCTGATTGTCATAATATCAGTGAGTGTATTATAGTTAATGTATGCTCTACCTAGATAGTCTGTGTCATCCTGATCATAAAAGGTGATCCTAGCATCTCCAGTAGTTGATGTATCTCCCAATATGATATTACCATTCACATGAAGTGCAGCCTCTGGATCAGTTACTCTGATTCCTAAATCAGTATTATTAAAATAAGATTTATCACCTCCTACATTTAATACCTCAGTACCAGAGTTTGCTGCTGTATCATTATAAGCAAATCGAGCTATTCTACTATCTGTACCTGACTGACCATTATTTACATAAAGTGCGAAATTAGCTGCTGCGCTGTCTCTTGTTATTAATGAGTAGTCAGTAGATGTAGCATCTGTCCTATATGCTTTTGCTGTATGTATTCCTGATGCATTTATATCTCCATTAGATCCAATATAAAGCTGACCAGTTGTTTGATTATATCCATTAGGCCTCAGATATACTGTACCAGCTCCAGTAGTTGATAAAGTGACATTAGTATCTAAAGATCTAAAATGTGTATCAGCAAAATAGTGATTAGCAGTTACATCATTTAAGACATCCAGATTACCATTACTATTAATCCTTAACGAATCAATATAAGATCCATTATTTGCTGTCTGAAATAATATCTCACCACTCTCGCTGCCATTAGATACATTAGTCATCTGAGCCATCATTCTAGCATAAAGAAGTGTCTCAGTAGGAGTAGCATCATTACCTCCATAAAAAGCAAATGATCCTATATAATCATCTGTTGTTTTTCTATCAGAAGTAACAGATATAGAAGTGAAAACAGATCCACGCACATCGAGCTCCTCATTAGGAGTAGATGTCCCAATACCTAGTACAGTATTAAGAAAATAACTAGTACCACCACCAATATTAAGCACCTCAGTACCTGTGCCAGCAGCAGCATCTCCATAAGCAAATCGAGCTATTCTACTATCTGTCTCTGTTTTAACATTCTGAACATATAAAGGAAAAGAAGTAGCTGCGCTGTTTCTAGTGATTATAGAAAAATCAGTAGATGATGATAAAGTTTTAAATGAGTCAGCTGTGACAGAGGAGTTAAATTCAGCAGCTCCACCAGATGTAAATTTTACTCTGGTAGTGTTATTATGTACATTATTTGTACCAAAATTAAAGGTTAAAGAGCTATCACCAGAGCCACCTGTAGTCTGTCTAGCAATAGACCAGACATCAGTATTAGCTGTAATCGATGCTCCCTCTACAAAGTTTATGGCTGATCCCCATGTCCCATCCTCTGATGATATTAGGTCTATATGCGAATCAGTAGACTCTAAGGTAAAACCTGTATAAGAGCCATTACTAGTATTAACTCCTACATTGTTTTTAGTGACATATAAATTACCAGTCATAGTATCTCCAGATACATTGACATATCTAGCATCAGCGATACTGGCTAGTGTTTTATTTTCCCATACTCCAGAGGTAGCGTTCCACTGTAATAGATCACCATTAGCCTGTGAGCTTATGTTTACATCATGTAGCTCATGCAGTCCCTCATTACCCTGTACTCTGACTCTGATCTTACCATTAGTAGAGGCATTGATCACAATAGCTACAGCTAATTTAAGATTAGGGCCAGCTGGCTCAGTAGTAGTAAATCCACCATCATTAGCTGGATCACACCACAGTACATCGCCATCAGTATAGGTAGAAGTATTGATCTGAGAGATCTCTCCAAAGTGTACTACTTGACCAGTAGATCCATTAGTGATCGCATCCTTAGTGATCCCTATAAAGTACTTAGGCTCTATAGTACCATCTGCTACCATTGGCGATATTAAAATGTGTCCAGAGTTGCCATCTGTTCCAGAGGCATAGACACCTGTACCCTTAGCTATAGTAGATCCTGTGCTGTTCTTAACTGTATAAAAGACATATCCAGAATCAGCGCCATCTGCAAAAGTTACATTTCCAGATCCATCTGTTTTTAGTACTTGTCCATTAGATCCATCACTTGTAGGTAGGGAGTACTGGCTATTGACACTAAGTGATGTAGTATCAATACCATTTAAAAATTTATTCGCCATGTCGCTATTTTATATGTTATCCTATTTTGCTGATCAGTACTCTGACATCATTGTCTGGAGTACTAGCAAAGGTAACATCTACAGCGTTAGTAGTGCTACGCTCTACATCAGCAAATACTGTCTCATAAGTAACAGTATCAAAAAGCTGTACTATCACATCTCTAGATCCTAAGTTATGAGTCACAGTACCAGTATCTGAAATAGTAGCAGCATGCTCTCTAGCACTAACAGCTCCAGAAACATCTACAGAGGCTAGACCAGTGATGTGACCATAAGTGTCTAGAGTGATATCTTGAATTACAGTAAATCCAGAATTATTTACAGATGCCTGAGATGATGTATCAGCGTGATCGATTGTTATCGTTCCAGAGACATTAGTCGCATTAATAGCGCCACCTCCAGAGATTGTCACAGTACCACCATCAGCTACCTCTGTAGAAGTAGTGCCATCAGATACATTGAAATTATAATTATCATACTCTGTAGGGATTGGGATATTGTAGAAAGTAGATCCATCATTAGTAAACGCCCATCGATCAGCAGACTCATCCCATATCAGAGAGACATTTGTAGCTGTGCCTCTTTCTATCTCGATACCTCCATCTTCTGATGGCGTTCCAGCTTCATTAGAGTTAAGCGTGATGATGTTATCCTCAATAAGTACTGTCTCAGATATCTTAGTCTGTGTAGCTCCAGACACAGTAAGATTACCCTCTACCACTAGATCTCCAGAGATAGTAGGACTAGCATCTAAATTAATTGTGATCTCGTCTCCAGAGACAGATGTGTTAATGTTAGTGCCTCCTGAGATAGTAAGAGTATCAGTTCCCAATACTACACCATTATCAGTACCAGCATCAGCAGCGATGTCTAGAGTAGATGAGATACCTACAGATCCAGCAGCTGTCAAACGCCCATCAGCATCTACTGTGAAAGTAGGGATAGCACTTGCAGATCCATAAGATCCAGCAGTCACTGTAGTAGCAGCTAACTCAGTAGCGCCTATTGATCCAGCTTTGATCGAAAGCGCTCCACTATCAAACTCAAAGAAACTAGCTGAGGCATTTACTGAAACAGTAACAGCTCCAGATGATCCAGAGACTGAGATACCATCTCCATTAGAGATCGAGTATACACCAGCTAGATCTGTCCATGCAGATCCATTGTAGACATATAGTTTTTTATTTCCAGCTGTAGAGTTAAAATAAATCTGTCCCTCTACTGGAGTAGATGGCGCTGATCCTAGAGGATGCACTACTGCATTTTGGAGCTGATTCTGATTTAGATCAATGTGTGATAAGTACTTAGCCATAGCGTTTAATTAAAATATGCTTTGCCACTAAATGAGGCGTTAAATGTTATTATTACTCGTTTATTAGTTATGTGCTGCACATCTCCTATCACGATGTTACCAGAGCTGTCTACTACAGACACAGCTGGAAACTTATTCAAATCATGAGTTATGTCCCATGAGCTGCTCGCTGCTAGTTGATTATGCACATAATTTAAATCTCTATTAAGTAAGCCACCAGACAGTACTACATTAACTGTAGGGCCTGTCTGCTCTGCTACATTAACTGTAGGCCCATTTAAGGTCTCTACTACATTTAATGTAACTGCACTGGTACTATCTACTATGTTTACTATGCTCGCCATTAATCAGTTACATCCTCCTCTACTACTATTGATCCTTTTACATAAGTCTTAACCAGAGTAGCTGTGTATGTGATCTGGAGATCATAGTAATAAGTACCACCACCCCATGTGATCAAAAATTCAGTAGTTCTAAAATGACCAGCATCTTGATCTATCCACTCTAGTCCATCGCCTATAGTAAATGTCTGTACTATTTCGCCAGTCACAGATCCTCTCCTTACTTGCATTTTTGGGACTCCAGAGGTAAGATCTAACTCGTTACCAGACTCTGCTGATCCCTGAAAGAATTTGAAGTCGATGATCTCAAATGTATCACCATTGTACTGTGTAGGTATGTTATAAGTAGCAGCCACTATTTACTCGATTTTTGCTTTAACAAAGGTACTTTATTTCTTTTTTACGATACTCGCCACTTTCTCTAGTCCCCTAGATGTAAAGTAGAATCCTAGCGCATAGGATAGTATCTGTCCCATGAGCTCCACATATTGATTAGCGATGTTAAATCCTTTAATGTTTCCATCAGTGATCGCAAAGATTGTATAGATCCCCAGAGCAAAAAGTGTGATCATAGGTCTGATGTTTTTAGATAGCCATGAATCAGAGGCCATATCAGCCTTATGTCTGTTAGTGATCTCCTTTTCCAGAGACAGCTCATGCTCCTGAAATATCATCTCCATCTCTTTCTCAAACTGTGCTTTTTCGTCTTTGGTCTGGACAAACTTATCTACTAAGCCTCCTATCTTTTCAGCTACAGCTCCACCAGTAGATCCAAATAATTTAGAAAGTATCTTAAACATCATCCTCTGATTTAGGTTCTACATGCTCCCAGTACTTGTACTTGGTTTTGCCTTTCTTGTCTTTGTAGGCTTGTAGAATTTCCTGTCTATTCTGGCTATCGTTAATGTAGCTCACATGAATCCAGTCAGGATTGGTATCATCACCAAACTCCCAGATCATCTGGTCAAAACAAAGATTTTCTCTGATGTAGTGAAATAGATCAGCATTAGTCTTAGATCCAGTAGCATCGATATCAATAGCACTGCCTCTCATATGTAAGGATCTGTGTGATCCACCTATAGCAGCATTAAGCGCCTCAGATCTAAAAAAGCTATTTACATTGATAGGCTCTGCTGCCCACTCTCTAAGAGGCTCAAATACATTACGAGCTAGTACTCTCATGTGTTTTAACTGATCTGCATTAGGCGTATTGTCTATGCCTTGCTCCTCTGCTGTCTGAGATCCAGTTGCCTCATCCCAGCTGATGTGTTTACTTATATATGTCATTGCTCATTTGTTTTAATTTCTACGCTGATCACAGCTCTGTAGTATGTTTTGCCATCAGTGTACTCCTCTAGATATATAGTCTGTCCTATAAGCATTGAGTATATCTTTAGTCCCTCAGCACTTAGATCAAAGTAATTGTCTGGAGATACTCTGATCCTGTCATAGACTTGAGACACCAGCTGATTAACTTGCAGCTCACCTCCAGCTCCAGAATCATACGAGGTAACACACTCGATCCTGATCACAGTGTCTACCATTTTACTGTTACGATTAAACTCTGACTCTCCAGAGCTTACAGTATATACCTTTATAAAAGGCTCAGATGCGTTTAGAGGCACTTTATTATAGATCTGGACATTAGATCCATCTAACTGAATTACTCCAGAGAGATCGTCTATTATCGCCTTTCTAAGATGATGAGCTGGCTCTTTCATTTAATTGCGTTTTTTAAAGCGATTTCAAATCGTCTGATGATCCTTTTTACTCCTTTATTAACATTAGGCTCAAAATAAGGCTGTGCTGGCTGAAAGCGTGTACCATATTCTAGATATCCAGAGTATGGAGCTTTAGCATAGATGATAGCCTCTTTATTCTGGCGCTGATAATCATATCCAATATTACGCCTTAGATTACCAGTATCTATTGGCGCATCTTTTTGAGCATTGCTCGAAATTGCTCGAGACTCCTCGTTAAGAATCCTATGAGCTTCTTTGCTATCCACTTTAAGCAGTTGCCTAAACTTCTTAGCCAGCTCTTTACTGTCTTTAGGATTGATTCTAATTTCCATGCTTTGAACATTTGACTAAGCTGTAGAAGTCTTGATCGTACTCCTCTATGGCGTTTATCTTGTACTTTCCTGACTGGCTTTCTAGCTCTAGTAGGTCTGTTTGTATTTGCAGTCTGTCTGCTGTCTTTTTTCTCACTATTAGCTCCAGATCTGTTACTCTTTTTTGACCTGTTTCTAGGTTTTGGAGTTGGCTTTTCAGCTCCTTTTTGTGCGCCCATATTGTCGAATTTAAAATCAGAGCAGACTCAGATACACCACCATACCCATCAGATTGAGTAGTCTGGCGATAGACTCTAACTCTTTTATTTAGTTTTCCAGCTTGCATTAGATGTAGATCTGTTTGTATGGATCAAGTATGCTCTGGATATTTAAAGGTAACTCTGTCACGATAGTACCAGTCACAAATGATGCTCTATTATCATACAGTGTAGAGACAAACATTTTGAGAGCGCTTTTGATCACTTGATTATTTAATCCAGCTGTAGTGTATGTGATCTTTACATCTTTTGCTGGAGTGCTATTTAAGATCAGTCTGTTTGATCCTACTCCTTTGGTAGTATATCCCACAGCAGATCCCTCAGCTGTAACTGAGCTGATCGAGCTCACATCGCCAAAAGGTAGATCAATGACCTCGCCATATTCTACATCTTCTTGATAGTAAGTTCTAGACTTAGCCACGATGTCTGAGCTGATGTACATCTCACACCACTCTCTGGCTGTAACGATCATATTTTCTAGCAGACCATCATCTGCATCAGTGTCGATCCTGATGTAGTTTTTAAAGTCTGTCTCAGTCAAAGGCTCTGATCCTACTACTGAGTTAATTAGCATCTCTGGCATTGCTTAGCTCTTTTTAGTTACTCTTTTTGATACTGCTTTATTTTCTTTTGTCTCAGCTGGCTTCTGCTCCTTTTTGACAGGCGCTTCTTTAACTTCTTTAGCGATTCCTTTCTGGATGTATTGCTTCGCAGTCTTGTCGAGGATCGTAATGATCTCGCCCTCTCTAAGTAGCCTTTGGCCATTAAATACCTGTTTTAATATTTCTACTTTCATTGTCAAAAGATTTAAAACAAAGGTACTAAAAAAGCGCCACCTCCTCTGATAGCGCTTATAGTGTAGTGTGCTGTGTGAAACTGTAGTCGTTTATGTAGATCCCATACTTGTTATCTGGACTAACTCTGACAGCACTCATACCTCCTACTATGCTGTAGTGCATAATAAAAAAAGCATCAAAATGCACAGAGTACAGTGCAAAATAATCTACATCACTTTCAAGGTATTCTCTATTTTTAGACTTAACATCTAGCAGAAATTTGACAGTAGATCTATTACCCTCGTCTGATCCACTGTGAGATTTGACCTGTATTTTGTAGAGCTGACTATCTACATCCACTATAAGATCATAGGGACTAGAGTGTCTCAGAGGCATAGATACATCATATCCTCTGGACATGCACTCTAGAGCAAACTTATATTCGCCTAGACAGCCAAATTGGTTAGAGGTCATGCCTCTAAAGTAACTAAAAATCAGTTACTTGTCTAGAGGCTTACTCGTATTTAGCAGCTTTCATGATCCTGTAGATGGCGTATGCAAACTGTAGTCTACCACTGTAGACATTCAAAGTAGTGTACTGTCCATCGATCCTGTAGCGTTTTTCTATGACTCCATCATCGCCTTTAGCGTACAAAGCATAAAAGATATCGTCATGCTCAATGTAAACTACATCATGCAGATCTATAGCCTCCATGATCTCTACTGTGTCTGTCTCGTGTGCTATGAAAGATACTACTGGTCTCATCGCATGCTGGCATCAAAACAGTTACTGGAGCAGTACTCTCCATCTTTTTTTACTGGTCTGTCACACTCTGGGCAAGTGTACTCATCGTCTTTCATTTGGCGCTCAGTTTCTCTGGATAGCCACTGGTCATAATTGTTAATCATATCATTTAAATTAGAAGTTTCTCAAAGGTATATAAAAATCTCTATCGTTTACACTTTGTAAATATTTTGTGTATTTGTAAATATTTTGTATATTGCAGTATATTAATCAAATAATTACTAATTAAATTATCACATTATGACTGCAAAAGACCTACAAACTCACCTAGATGCATTGGAAAAACACTCATCTAACTGGAGACAAAAGATGGATCAGATCACAGATCCTAAAAAACTAGAAAATTTAAAAGTTAGATTTAGTAACGATATGACTTTCTACACTGCTATGGCTAACAAGTACAGATCAATGAGAGAGGCTTACAGAGCAGAAGTCAATACCTATGCTGATCTGCTTAGATACGCTAACAAAAGACTAGATATTATATAAATTAATCAGGGCCTCGAAAGAGGCCTTTTAACTTTAACCCTATTACTATGTCACAGAATTTACCACAAATGACTAAAGATCAGGTCGAAATGATTTCATTTTTGACTTATTGTTTATACAGCTTATCTACTGATCAGCTGGAGCAGCTTCACGCCAAACAGACAAAGAGAGTAGCGTATAAGATAAATTC